GACGTTTTTACTACTGTAGTAATGCCCGTTCTTTGTTGGTATACAGGAATCCAACCTCCCTTTTTTCATACACAAGTACACATTAATACGGAGAATACGTATGTCTTTTGCTTCACTTAAGAAGTCTTCTTTCCAAGACCTTCTCGCTAAAGCAGACACCCTCAACAAATCTGAGGCTAAGTCTGGACCTGACGAGAGATTATGGAAACCAGAAGTAGACAAAGCAGGTAATGGTTACGCAGTAATCAGATTTTTACCAGCACCCAATGGAGAAGACCTTCCATGGGCACAAGTTTGGACACATGCCTTCCAAGGACCAGGTGGATGGTATATTGAGAATAGTCTAACGACTTTAGGCAAAAAGGATCCTGTTTCTGACTTGAACAGGGAACTCTGGAATTCTGGTGGCGAAGGTTCTCCACAGAGAGCACAAGCACGTAACCAGAAACGTAAGTTAAACTATTATAGCAACATCTATGTTGTAAAGGATAGTGCAAATCCTGAGAATGAGGGCAAAGTATTCCTTTACCGTTATGGTAAGAAGATCTTTGATAAGATCATGGAATCAATGCAACCTGCATTTGAGGATGAAACACCAGTAAACCCATTCGATCTATGGAAGGGTGCTGATTTCAAACTCAAGATCACCAAAGTTGCAGGTTTTTGGAACTACGATAAGTCTGAGTTCGATACTCCTTCTGTACTTGGAGACCTTAACGATAAGGATCTTGAAGGCATTTGGAAGCAAGAACACAGTTTATCTGCATTTACTGCTGATGATCAATTTAAGTCTTATGAAGAACTTAAAGAACGTCTTGACAGGACACTCAAAGCATCTTACCGCCCAGATCCTGAGGTGGAAGAAGAAGAGGTTGCTCCAGAACCAGTGGTCAGTAGAACTGCTGCCCCATCCTCAAACGGGGAAGATGATACCTTATCTTACTTCGCTAAACTAGCGAACGAAGACTAAAAAAATAAGACCCCTTCGGGGGTCTTTTTTTATGACATACTTAGTTCTGACGTTGCAATACCAATTTCCAACTTACCTCTATATGCTAGTCGCATATAATAATTTTCTACAAAATCTTC